ATAGTATGCTATATTACTTTGAGTATGGTTATGTTTATATTTTATATGTATATTGGATTTTACATCGTTTATCTACATTTTGAAGTTTAGTTTATTTTATAGTTTTTCGAAACCGGTTTTTCTTTAAAAACGAGGACCTTATACCCATTTATTGCAGACCGCATCGTTAATTAGATTCGAGCAGCTGAGGGAAGGACCCGAAGGCTCAAATAGGTGTTTAATTATTTAATCGAAAGGTGTTTACATTGATCACGTTTGCAAATTTTGTCGTTACTGATCACTTGGAATAGTAGTGTTATGTACAAGACAAAGATCATCAAATCAATTTATGTCGAATCAAGAAAACAATAGTGAGAATCTATCATCTTTCTCTGGCTTTAAAAATGCCAAAAATTTTTTAAAAAGAAAGTCTAATGATAGTTCATTTAATGAACTTGAAAAGCTAGCTTTATCTCACTCAAAGAAGAGTAAAAAAATGAAATTAACATCATTTTTAAAAGCTAAGTATGTTAATGTGAAGAGTAATTTAAGTAGTATTTTTAGCAGATCCTATGATCGAGAGAGCAATTTCTTTAAGGATTTTGTATTAAACGATTTAGATTATCCTTTTTTTAGCAATGACGAATTAAGTAATATTACTTTATCAACCAGGAGTTCTATTGAAAACAGTATTAATTCTATCGTCGAAACAACGTCAACAGTAAGTTTCGATGGTATTAATTTAACGCTATCAGTAGATAGAGATCAAGTGGAAAATTCATTTAGAAATCCACAATTTTTGAATGATATAAGGTTTGTTACTGACGGCAGAGATGCTACTGAAGATATTGCTCTTGACCCTGATTTTTGGAATCGTTATAGAGCTATTTATTCTGAATACGATTCTGTTAATCCTCAAGGTTTGGGGGATATGTTTCTTAACGAGGATTCTAAGACTTTAATGCGTGATGGTATTAAAGCTGTCGAAAATGCGACTAGTGATAAGAATATGAGAATGCTTAAGGATCTTACAAGATCCATTAATTCATTTTCTAATACTCTATTTCCTATAACCAACAATCACGTCTTAATTGACAATTTGACTAATTTGTCAGCCTCTATTGCCAACGGTGATACGAGCGAAACGTTGAAATCAGGCGGCTTAGATATTTTAACTGAGCTATATAATTTCTTTAAAGCAGATGTTAAGCACGAATTAAAAGCAGCTTTTTTAAAAGCTAAAGTTTTCACACTTTTAAGTGCTTTCATAGGTAGTATATACTACTATTATCAAAAACCTTGTAAAGTTAGATTGGCTCCCATAGCCATTTCAGTAGCCTTACTAGCTTATATTGGTGATTTCTTTAGAGATTTTGATATAATGCGAACAGTTTTAGTTGTTATCACTGGTCTTAAAACTACGGGTCCAGTAGTGCAGCCGCAACTTGGAGTGGATGATTTAAGTACGTTTAGTACATTGCTCATATCTACTGCAGGTTTCTATGATTGTAATCAGGGGTCTACTAAAGTTCAAAGTTTAGTTCAAAAAACTAATATGATGCTCGGTACCATCCCTAGATCGTCTCAAGGACTTGTAGAATTAGTCAAAGCTATTATAAAGATATGTGAATATGTTGTTAATTTAGTTAGAACCGAGCTTTTAGGACTTGATAGTATGAGATTTTTCTCTACCAATAATGTATTGATAGATGACTATATCAAACAGGTTGATATTATTACTAATAAAGAGAGGGAAGGCAAATTTCATCGTACATCTAATAATCTTGAAGAATTATCCGCTCTGATATCTGCTGGTAATGATTTATTTAAATCTATACCTAGGGATAAAGGATCAGAAGGTTATATTAGTCTTTTAAGGACTGAAATTAATGGTCTAAAAGTCCTAGAAAAGGATTTTCTAGCTCAAAATATAAAGCTACTTGGATCGAGACAAGAAGCCGTGGGTATTCTTCTCAAAGGAGGCGCTGGAGTTGGTAAATCCATGACTATGGAAGTTTTGTGTGCCGCTGTACTCTCTTTGTTACTTAATGAAGAAGACTACAAAAATTTTAAAAGTAATCCTTCAGCTTATGTTTTCAATAGACAAGCTGAGAATTGTTATTGGGATGGATATAATATAAATGCATGGGTTTCATATTTTGATGATTTTGGCCAAGCTAAAGATATTGCTGGACAACCAGATAATGAGTGGATGAATATTATCAGAGCTATAAACCCTTTCGAGTACAAATTGCATTTTGCTCAAATAGATAAGAAGGGTAATTCTGTTTTTAGATCTAAATTTGTTATGGCTACAACCAATCTAGATTCTTTGAGTAGTCAGAGTATAAATAGTACAGAAGCATTAACTAGACGTTTCGACGTTTCTTGTATTACTACAATAAAGAAAATGTACTGTACAGATGATACTAAAGATTTAGATATTTGGCATCGTAGAATAGATCCTAAAAAGCTACCTATAGAGATTCTGAGAGATGCTGATGTGGCAAAAGGCCATTTATCCACCGTCACTTATGAAATTGGTAAGTTTGGTCCAGATATTCAGGAATATCATATGATCAATAAACTTGGCAAATCTACAGGAGTTGTTATTGATTTTAACGAACTTGTTAATAGGTCTATAATGGCTTATCAAAAGAAGTTACTATGGCATATTTCTAAAGAGAATTTATTTAATGCCACTTGTGATAAATATAGAGCGTTTAGAGATCTAAATCCTCAAATGGATACTTTTATTATGACTGATACCTATAACCCATCTGATGACTCATGTGATGCTGAGTCGTGTGTTTCGGATCTTGAGTTAGCTGAGGCTTTAGATGCTCTTATTGTACACGAATACTCTTATGAAGATATTGTTAATAGTAATATTGAGTTTTATCTTAAAAGAGCTCCAAACCATATTAAGGTGTTAGTTAGAAAGATAATAACTAAAGTTAAGGCGTATGATCATCAAACTGCTGAGATCTTTACAAATCGATTGTCCCATTTTATGCAATTGAATTATGATTCTGACCCTCTATATGGTAATAGTGTTTATGTAGTACTTGCAGTTTCACTCTATGATTATGGAGCTTTATTTTATAGTTATGCTATTGGTAAGTCTGATTTGAACTATTGGCTTAATAAACCTAAAAGAGTATTTATGGATAGTGAGTATTTTGATGTTATTAAATCTAATCCGGTAGTTAATGCATTATATACTTTTAAGAATATATTAGAGAGAGCTTATGAGTCGGTTGCATTACGCGATTATAGCTTTATATTGAATTATTTTAAAACTTTCAGTGGTGTTATTACGATATTTGGTATTGTAGCTACTGGAGCATTCGGTATTGGAGCTGCTTCTTCTTTAGTTAGTTCTCTTTGGGGCGATTCTAAGGATACTGAAACTACTGAACCAGCTGTAATTCTAGATGGATTACAATGCACTGTGCCACAGTCATTTAATCACAGTAGTAAGATGCCTAGAGGCAAGGTTAAGACGAGAGATTTTAGTCATTTAAGGTCTCAAAATATCAAACCTCAGGGTGCCGATGTTATGGATTCTAGTGGTGATTCTCTAGTGCAAAGTATAGTTAAAAAGAATCTTTATCAACTCTGGTATGAAAAAACTAATGGAATGGGAGATTACTATAATCTTGGTTACGGATTGATGGTCGTTGATAATTTTATAATTCATCCTTACCACTATTTTGATATGATATGTGATATGATAGAGAGAGATGGTAGAAATAGATCCAATAGAATCCAATTTAGGTTCGATAAAGATCATATTCAATTTACTGTATGTTTCCAAGATCTTATTGATGGCGCACATCACGAAGGTAAATTGAAATCTGCGGATATGATTATTACTTGTCTTCCAGGTCACGTTCAACCATGCAAGTCTAGAATTGAAAATTTTTTGACTGATAAAGATATTACTAATCTTCCAACTAATTTTAACTTTATGATTCCCTTCACTCAACCGACATTAGCTTCATTGTTAGGAGTTGGTTCTATACAGAATCAACCTCTAGAGATTGTAAGTGATGTTACAGGAACTTATTACATTCCTAGAGCTGTTCGTTATATTGGTCAAACTAAAGGTGGAGATTGTGGTACATTTATGAGTTATTTGAATTCATCTATTGCACAACGGAAGATTATTGGATTCCACATTGCAGGGTACAAAGGCGAGAGTTATTCTTATGCTACTATAGTGACTAAGGAAATGTTGGAGGAAGATATTAATTCTTTTTTAAAGCTCCATGACAAGAAGTTGAGGACACTTGATGATAAGATTGATCGCGTAGAGCCTCAAATGGGAGATTATGATAAATATCCGAATCTGAGACCTATTTATAGGGTGTCGAAAGCTCCCTCACGCAATTTTAAGACTTCAATAGTTAAGAATCGGATAGCTGGTAAACTGTTACCTTTAATAACGAAACCGGCTATCCTTAGACCGAGTGATCATCTTAAAGTTGATCCTCTCGATAAAGCCATGAAAAAGTGCTGTAACAATCGTACTTATATACCTAATGCTGTTTTAAATAAAGTAGCCCGACAATTGCCTTTACCTTCGAAGAATTTTTATACGCGTTCTATAGATCTTAAACAGGCTATTCATGGATTCGATTTCGATGCCACTTTTGGTTCCGTTAAGGGATCGAGTAGTGCTGGATATCCTATGTCAATGCCTGGTGAACGCAATCTTAAAAAGTTATATTTTAATTCTTTAGATGATCCAATTGCGAATGATCAAATTTTTAACGAAATAAGTGATAGATATCATGAAAGTCTGAATCGTCTTCATCAAGGTATTAGACTTGATATGGTATATAAAATTGAATTGAAAGATGAGAGACGCGAGATAGAAAAGGTTAACGAAGGTAAAACTCGTTTGTTTTCATGTGCAGATTTTATATATCTTTTGTTGATGAGAGTGTATTTTGGTTCATTTGTTACTTGTTATATGCATGAAAAGTTAGACGTTGGGAGTGCTATTGGAGTTAATCCATATTCCGCTGAATGGGAAAATTTATATAGAAGGTTATCTTATAATACCAATAGGATTTCTCTTAAAGGTAAAGATCGACCTACTATTATGGTTGGCGCAGGTGATTTTTCTGGTTTTGATACCTCACAGTTGCCCCAAGTGCTTAATGTTATAAGAGATAAGATTAATGATTGGTATGACGATGAGCATCGTCAAATAAGAGAGATGTTGTGGCTAGAGATAAGTCATTCTCGACAGATTTCAGGTAACATTA